AAGTCACCCAAGTTTGATATGGTCTTTGTGAACCATCAATCCAATACTCTACACCTTGACCTGTGTAAAGATATGCACTATCACCAACTAAACCTGCATGCCAACCATCACTTGTTGTTGATATGAATAAGTGTTGGGAAGGAGCATTAGAAGAATCTAATTGATTGAATACATAAGTCTTACCTCTATCTAAAGTTAAGAACGTCGGAGATGCTCCATCAAAAAGAAACTTATTATTAGATACAGTTACAGCATATGTTACAGTAGTAGCTGTAGTTACTATGGGTCTGGCACCTTGTAATTCAGGAGTAACTCTTAATCTATAACCTGATTTTTCTCTGGCATATGTATTAGCAATTCTTCCATAAGGACCGTAAATAGGATATCCATCAAAAGACATACCAAGTATTCGGGAATGTCCATTTGCATATCTTGAATAATCTTCACTTCCTACTGAACCATAATATCCCTCAATATAATAAGTGTTATTTACAACTCCTGCAGTACCAGTTTGTGTTGTAGTATCGAGTTCCATATAACCTTCATCACCTGCATAACCAGACATATATCTGTGGAACTGACAATAATAGTAAATCTTATTAGTCTCATCTGGGTTCATTATAAACCAAGGTTTAAATGATTCCTCATAGTCAGCGACAACAGCACCTGAAGAACCTGTGCTATTGTAATACAATGTTCCACCATTCAATGTACCATCAGCAGTGGTACTAAATTGCATAGGATGACCCTGTGTATGTGTTGCTGTTATTTGGTTAGAAGCATCTGCTTGATTCCAAATAATTAGATTATTAGCATGTACTTTAACACCTTCTGGAGCAAAGTAATATACACCTGGTGTAAATGCACCAAACTCACTTGCATTAGTACCGAAATCGATATAAAATACACCACTATGGAAAGTTACTGGTGCACCATTCACTTTAAATGAGAATCCGTTAGATCCTAAACATAAGTCATTTTCTGAAAATGCATCACCTGAAAGATCTCTAAGGTATATCCTTGTTACAATATTTTGACTATTTTTAACTATCTTTGATATTACACCTCTACCTGAACCACTAACCTCATCTACAATTCTACCAACTTCTACAGCACCTAATGTCTCGTCAACATTAGTAACATTGAGCATTATATTATCAAACTCTACTTTAATATTCCAAACAAATACTCTTAATAAACCCCACTGAAATACACCTTTTGTTAGTGCAAATTCATTTATAGTTTTACTTGACTGGTAATAATGTGTTTGGTTATCAAGAACAGTATCGTATACACTTGTATTTTTTACATAGTCATACTTTACAGTATCAATTGCAAAGTTTATAGGTGCTCCACCAGTTGTACCCCATTCTGGTGTATGTAATAAACCACCATTTGCTAATATACCAATTGCTTTATTTCTTTGAAATTCTCTTGTACCTGGATTTGGTACATCTTTTCCACCTCTGAATATAAATGTCTGATTAAAAGTTCTATCAAGAACATCAGTTGAACCACCAGGTTGCCTTTCTTGTGAATAAACTTGTGAAGGTTTTGGGTGATTGTCTGATACTATAGTCAATCTATCTGTTGTTCTAACAGGAGTGCCTGTAGTACCGAACGTTCCTTGAGTTAAACTATTTGGATGACGTTGCCAAATTCTATTAAAATTAAATGAATTTACAACAAAAGGAGTTTCTTGTTCAGGAACAATCTGTAATCGCAATGGATCATAACCAAGACCTCTGTCAAGAACACGAACGTGAACAATTTGACCTGAGTCTTCATCTATGATTGGATATAATAATGCTTCTGTAGTTGGAGTTCCACAACCAGTCACAGTGAGTCGTGGTGGATCTGCCTGAGTATACCCAGACCCACCATTTACAACTCTTACAGCACGGACACCAAACGTTTCGTCAAAAATAGGTTCAATGTCAGCACCAGTGCCTGGAACAGTTCTTGCCATTTATGTTATGTTACAACGTTGATAGTTCCTTGCATTGCTGCATGGAGAGTACACTGATAGTACAGTGTCGCAGGAGCGTCCAAAGGAACAGTCCAATATAATACAGTAGTTCCACTACCAGATTGACCAGTAGTATAAGGAGTACCAGTTAAACCTTGAGAAGATTGTATCCTAAATGGATGTCCTCCACCTTCAACTGAATTATCAAATGCATAACTAAAACCTCTATGCACATAAAGTGTAGGGTCTCGAACTGCACCATTAAGTCCTGGTCCTGATATTAGGAAGTCACTACTTGCATCTTCGACAGGTGCACCTATTTCATACCAAGTTAATGGACTCCTTGTAACTACCCATGAAGTTCCGTTATAGAATAGATTATCACCTTGAGTAAGACCTGCAGTATTTGTATCTGTTAAAGCTGCTAATGTAGTTGTTAAAGTTCCAGAGAAGTTTACCGTTACAGTATCTCCAGAAACTGCAGTCGTAATATTAGTACCACCCGCAATAGTTAATGTATCTGTAGCAGAGTCAGCAGTAGCAGATCCAGAATCACCTGCAACTGTAGCAAACAAGTTAACAGAACTAACACCTGCATTATCATCAGCAGGAACCCAGTTAGTTCCATTCCATTTTAAAGTCTGGTTTAAGTTTGGAGCAGTTGTTGTGACATCGACGTTTGCTAAGTCATCAATACCAGAATATTGTGTTAATAGTGCTGCTCTTGTATCTCCAACACCACCTGCTGTTATATTAATGTTTACGTATGGTTTATCATCACCATCTACTGTGAAGAAATAACCAGTATATGTTGCAGCAGCAGGAGCTGCACCAAGAGAAGAATATTCGTTTTTATATTTTACTGTCGTCGGTAGGTCGATAGATCCATCAGTGCCAGAAAAAGTACTAGTGATGGAACCAACACCCAAAGTAAGATTACCAGTTCCGTTGGGAGCAATGTTAATATTTCCATTAGACGCTGAGATGATAGAGTTTCCATTGACATCGAGGGCAGCTGTAAGGTTAGTATAATCCGAAGGAAGGAATGTAGAACCATTATAACGCAAAACTTGTCCTGCAGCAGGGTTTGTAACATTAACTGTTAATGTACTACCATTTCCCAGTGCTGCGTATACTTCATCAAAGTTGTCGTTAATCTTGTCACCACCAGCTCTCAGGGTATCCCCTGTGTTGTCATTTGCTATAGTACCAAGACCTAATGCTTGTTTTGCCATCTTCCTTTAAGATTTTTGCTATAAAGTATTTATGTGATTATCTCAGGGTCAACTACTTCTTCACCATATTGACTTATATCTGGTGCAGTCCAGTCATCTGGAACAGAAGTTTCTACTGCGATGTCAGGATTTTGGTATCCAGAACCTACGTTGCTCATTGTAACTCCACCAACACCTACAAGTGCTCTAATGTTACCCTCAAAACCAGATATAGAGTCAACCCTTACAGTTGGTCTTGAAGTATAACTGGAACCTCCACCAGTAACCTGTACTTGTTTGATGAATCCAGTTGTAAGTGCAGCAGTTGCAGTTGCATCTTGACCAAATACAGATCCAAGATAATCAAATGTGATTAATGAGTTAGAAGATTCAATAACAGCAACTGTTCTATCTTCAGTCTCACCCTGTATTCTGATATCATCGCCAGGTTCTACAGGTGGTACGATTTCTGCAGCATCAACGTCTGCCTCAGAACCAACATATGAGAACGCAACGAACGTAGATCCTACACGAGGTATTTCTGAGAAGATAATTCTTGAACCAACAATCTCAAAACCAATACCAGGTTCCTGTATAACACCGTTCAATGAACATATGATGTTATTTTCTGGTCTAATCGTTGTTGATTGTACACCATCAGTTAGAGTTAGTGAGTAGAACACATCATTACGTTTTAAGTTAAATGATTGTCTTAATGAATCAAACTCGAATGATATATCATCTAACTGTCTAAGTTTACCAACATAGAATCCTGTGAATGATGCTCCAAGATCAGGTGCTTCAGTAAACTGAATCTGATTAGAGAATGCTGTATAGGCATTAGTTGCACCTGGTGGTTGTAGAATACCATTGATGAATATCAATAGATGTCCTGCAGGATCTGGTAG